TGGCAAGGGCGGCACTGTCATGGATGCCGCCCCAACTCACCCGCTGGCGTCTAACGGCGTCGGCGGGGCTTTTCCGGGGGTGTCGGAATGACATGGAGCGCGATTGAGGCCCTGACAAACGCAGCCGTTGGCCTTTTTGTTTCGTGGGCGGTCACATATTGGGCGCTTCCTTTGTGGGGTTACTCGCCGTCTGCGGCGCACGCTGGTGGAATAACCGCCATGTATTTCGTGATTTCCTTTGCCCGTTCGTGGGCCATTCGAGAGGTGTTTCGCCGCTATGTCTGATCCGTGGAAGCGCAAGGAAGTGATCGGGGATTGCACGCTTTATCTTGGGGATTGCCTTGAGGTGATGCCCGCGCTTGGGAAGGTGGATGCGGTGGTGACGGACCCGCCGTATGGGATCGGGTTCGGCAAGTTTAACCGCACCAACAAGGACGCCAAGGGCAACCGATACAAGGCCGAGAAATACAAGCAGGGCGCTTGGGACGACGACTTTGACTTTACCCCATTCTACAAGCACCTGAAAGGGCTAGACGTGCCTCTCATTGTATGGGGTGGCAACTACTTTCCTTGCTTGTGGGAGGAAGGATCTAAGGGGTTCATCTTCTGGCATAAGCACCAGCCCGTCGCCAATTTCTCTAAAGGCGAGCTGGCATGGTCAAACATCAACATGCCCGCCAAGTTTATCGACTTCCCATACTTCGGAGGCATTGAGGGCCGCACGAAGGCCAGCGAAAAACACCACCCGACGCAGAAGCCGACCCCTGTGATGCAAGAATGCCTTGGTTTCCTGCTCGACGCAGAAACCATCCTAGACCCCTTCATGGGCAGCGGCACCACATTGGTCGCCTGCGCCAAGCTAGGCCGCAAGGGCATCGGGATCGAGTTGGACCCCGACTATTTCGAAATCGCCTGTAAGCGCGTGGAAGATGCCTATCGCCAGCCGGATCTGTTTGTCGCGCCCCCTGCGCGGCCCGTGCAAGAGGGGATGGACATATGACCGACCAAGAAAAAGTCATCGCCTACCTGCGTTCCATAGCCCGCGACCAAAGCCTTGCCCGTGCGCAGACCACGGCACGTCTGGCGCTGCGCATTCTTGGCGTGGATCTGAGCAAGGAGAGCGACCAATGAACCCTGACCAATTCACAGCGCCGAAAGCGCAGCGCGCCCGCGTTCTCGAAAGCGCCACACAGGCCGTCACGGTAGACCGTGCCGCCACGCACGGAAGCGCCGAAAGCAACTTCGGCAGCCTCGCAGCTATTTGGTCCGCGCGCCTCGGCACAATCATCTCCCCCGCGCAGGTCGCAATCATGCTGATCGACCTCAAAACCGTGCGCGCATGGTCCAACCCGCTCCACGAAGACAACTGGATCGACATGGCCGGGTATGCCGCATGTGGCGCAGAGGTAGCAAAATGAACGTTTACCTCGGCATCGACCCCGGCAAGCGCGGCGCTATCGCAATTACCGACTCCGACACATGGCGCGTGACCTGCCACGACATGCCGCCAACCACGCAGGAATTGCACGACCTGATCGCCGGGTTGCCGACTGTCAAACTGTGCACTTTGGAAAAGCTGCACGCGGGCCCGGTCATGGGGCGCACCACCATCGCCACCATGTTCATGAACTATGGCATCCTCAAGGGCGCGCTGATGTGGCGCGACATCCCTTTCAAAGAAGTGCGCCCGAGCAAGTGGAAGCCCGGAATGGGCCTGTCCAAAGACAAAAACGCCAGCCGCGAACTAGCCATGCAGCGCTTCCCCGACGACGCCGAGCAATTCAAGCGCGTTAACGATGACGGACGCGCCGAAGCCGCTCTACTCGCAATCTACGGGGCGGGCGCTGCATGACCTTTGCAATCGACACAGGAAGTGCGCAACCCACTTGGCAGGCAAAATCAGCCGTCGTGGACGATACGCAGAATATCCGCTTTTCAAATTGGACACGCGCAGATCGCGCCAAGCGCCAAGTCATCGAAGAAATCGAAGGCTGCGAATTGGCGAAAGACGTAGACGATTACGTCGCCGCCGAAAGCATCATGATCGACGCGCTGTTTCTGTTCGACCCAATCATGGCCGACGAAATCGCAGACGCAGCAGAGGCACAAAAAGCAATTCTGAAATCCGGGGGTGTCGAAGCGGCAACCCCTGATCCGCACCCGGCGGCTCCGGGAACAAACCAGCAATCAAAAAAGGTAACATTCATGTTTAAAATCGACACAGCCGCCACAACTTCCGGCCCGTTTCTCAACTGGAAAGCGCAACGCCAAGTCTTTGACCTGCGCAAATCCAAAGAGGACATTTCCGAATTCAACGGGTTCAACGACAAAGGCGTCGTTCTGGATATCACAAATATCAAAGTCGGGTGGCAGTACACTTCCGGCGTCCCTGGTGTCGCGCCGGATTGGAAATGGTGGCCCGCGCCGAACCAGCGCATCGAGAAGCCCAACGATGAATACAAGTGGGGCATCTCGATTCCCTGCGCTATCGGCAGCGGGGAGGTCGCATATTGGGAGCAAGCAGGTGCCGCGGTGCAAAACGCAATCGGCAAGCTGACACCTGCATTACAACTTGGAGAGGCAGGGAAACTTCCCCTCGTTCGGTTGGCAAGCGTTGAAAAGATCACCTTCAACGTCGGGTCAACTCAAGTTCCCATCTTGGAAGTCGTTGAATGGGTGGACCGTCCCGCCTGCCTGAGCGGCGGCGCGGCTGCACTCATAACAGCAACAGACCCTGCACCAGCGCCTGCACAGGTGGCGGCTACACCTGCACCAGCGCCTGCACAGGTGGCGGCTACACCTGCACCTGTGCAGGCCACGGTAGGCAAGACTGAGTTTTAAAGACGCCCGCCCTAACACCGCCCTTCCCCCTTACGGGGGTGGGGCCACCCAAACAATCCCCGACAAAAAAGAGGCGCAACAGTGGTGGCCGAGCACGTTCTTATCGCAGACCCCGACACCATCCGACGCGACCTATCCTATATGGTGGCTCGGTGGGACGAATTGCCCGCCCCCGCGCGCTTCGAATTGCGCGCCTTCAAGCAGGACGCCAAGCCGCAAATCGCCACCTTCGCGCAAGACTGGGTGGAAGACGCCGTAGATTGGGCCGAGTCCATGAACGGCCTGGGCTTCAATATCTACGCCGTCCGAAACCCCATTCGCGCCGACATTTCAGGCAGCGCATCCGACAAGGATATCATCGGCGCTTTTTTCCTTTGGGCCGACTGCGACGAACCAGCCAGCGCAGACAACGTGCGCCGCTTCGACGGCCCGCAATGGTCCGCATCCGTCGTCACCGGGAAAATCCCCAACACGCGCGTGCACGCCTACTGGCAATTGGAAGAGCCCTGCACCGACATGGCCGAATGGCGCGCCATGCAGGAAAGCATCGCCAGCCATTTTGGATCAGACCGCACAGTCGTAAACCCGTCGCGCATCATGCGCGTGGGCGGCACAGTGGCCTATCCAGCCTCCCACAAGCAGGAACGCGGATACGTCAAGGAACTGACCGTCCTAACCAACGAATACACGCCTCCGCGCCCCCGCGTGACCTTCGACCAGATGCGCCGCGTCTTCGGGGCCTCCAAGCCCGCGACAGCCGCGCCTCTACAGATCGACACCGGGCCACAGCCGATGGACCGGGAGCGGGTGCGCATCCAGGCGTTGAGCGGGCAGGAGTGGAACGCAGCCGTGCTAAAGCTGGTTGGAAGCTATGTGAGACGCGGCGACACGGACGAAGAAATTCAAGCTCTATGCGCGCCCCTGACGCTGCAAGGCTACACCCTGCAAGATACTCGCGATGAAGTGCAGGACATGATCGACCGCACCCGCGCAAATCCAAAATTCGAAGGCGCAGGGCAAAATCAGTTTGTCGAAATGACCCCGGAAGAAAAGACGGCAGTAGAGCCTTTCCAGTTCCCCGCGTGGGAAACGAAAGACCTTGCCGCCATTCCGCACCCGGAATTCGTCTACTCTGACTTCTACGCGCGCGGCTACACGTCTCTCACGCTGGCAGCACCTAAAGTGGGCAAGTCAATGCTTGGTCTGGCCGAGGCGCTGGATATGTCCACCGGACGCGGCTTTCTGACGGGATACCGCCGCGATCCGCTGCGCGTAGTCTACTACAACGCCGAAGATGACCAGAACGTCATAAACGCACGCGTATCGGCTCTGTTGACGCAATATCAAATAGACCAAGCCGAGATAGCCCAAAGGTTCTGGCCAGTATCTGGCGTGGATCGTGATGACTTCTATCTGGTCTCGGGGCAGGACGGGGTTATCAATGAAGCGCTTTTCGTGGCGCTTGAGAAGTTCTGCACGGAACAGCGCGCAGACGTGCTGATTTTCGACCCGCTGCAAGACCTCTCCCGATCCCCCGAGACAAACGAGGTGTTCCGTGCCCTGGGGCAACGCCTGCGCCGCTTCGCATCGACCACCCGCGTAAGCCTGGGGCTTATCCACCACACGCGCAAGGTGGCCCCAGGCATGGCGGCTACCATCGATGACGGCAGAGGTGGATCAGCCCTGCGCGGCACCGCTCGGTTCAACCGCATCCTTAACGCCATGTCAGAGGATGAAGGGCTGAAAGCCGGGGTCGAAAGTCATCGCCATTTCTTCCGCATAGGTGACATGGAAAGCAACCTCGCGCCGCCGTCCGCAGACGTGAACAGGTGGTTTGAGAAGGCATCCGTGGAGACCCCTTCTGGCCACCACGTGGGCGCGATCAAGCCGTGGAAATGGCCAGATGCGTTTGACGGAATATCACCGCAGGAAGCCGCCAAGGTGCGCGCCGCAATCGACGGAATGGCCGAACCGCCGCGCGCAGATGTGCGATCTTCAAAGTGGGCCGGAGAGGTCGTGGGCGAAATCCTTGACATCGACGTTTCGGAAAAACGCGGCAAAGAGCGCGTCAAGACCCTCATTTCCGGGTGGGTGAAAACGGACGTTCTAAGGATCACTGAGGGCCGAGACCAGCGCGCTGGACGGGACGTCAACGTGATTGTCGCCGGAGCAAACAACCCGCTTTCAGCCGGAGGTCAGGCCCAATGACTTCCACAGTCTCCACAGTTATCCACGGTTATCCACAGTTCACACAGGTTGCGAAAACACCTCCCCTCACCACACCACCACAGTCTTCCCTGTGGGGTGTGGGGAGTGTGTGTGGAAGCGTGGCAGGTCAATCATGGACGCCGCCACAGTCCACAGTCGCCCACAGTCTGAACTGTGGTGATAGAATTTCAGGGAGCACAAAATGACGCGCCACCCACGCAGACCACGGCGGCAGGAGCCGCTGGTAATCCCAACGGCCACGCCGGAGCAATCGGCAGCGACCCACGCCCTCGCGCCCTTCGACCGGGCCGCAACTGACATGGACCGCAAGTGGGGCATCGATAGGTTGCCCTCTCTCGTGTCGCCCGAACTTGCCGCAAGGTGGGGCAGGGCCATGGCAAAGCTGAATGCGGCGATTGCCTCAGAAGATCCGGCACAAGTCGTGGAACACGCTTCGGCGGGAATTCGGGGCCTACAGGTCATGGACGCAGAGGCCGAGGCCAGCGGCGCAACCAAGACGCCCGAGATATGGGAACACGACGACGGCCAAGGGCTGCGCTTCGGGATCATCCCCGACGCTTACCAATGGCAAGCCGCCAAGAAGGCGCGGCCCGATCTGATGCTATTTTCAATCACTGAGGTCTGCCAGGCGATCAAAGGCATCGATAGCGGCGTTTTGCTTGGCGAGGTCAAAAAGCGTTGGCCCGGTGCGCAGGTGATGGACGTGCACCGTTCTGACATTCCCGACTTGCCGCCCGGCTTCATCGAAAGTGGCGGCGACCCAATCCCGTTTGGACAGGAGAAAGACGCATGACTGACACAAGCACACCCCCAGAGCGCATCTGGGCATGGCCTGATTGCATTGAAGACGGCTTCATGGCGGCATGCCAAGCGGGAGAGCCACCGACACCGGAATATGACGACGCGTCTCACACCCCCTACGTCCGCGAAGACCTCACAGGCTGGCGGGATATCGAGAGCGCGCCCCCTCCTAATGGGGAATGGGTTGTTGTCATTGGGGCAACGGAAGGAAATGGGTTCACCGGAGGCAAGCCCTACGTGACTGATCCCTGGGCCTCGCAGTTTAATGGTGATTCATGGTTCCGGTGGCCTCACAATTGGCTGCCTACCCACTGGATGCCCCTGCCCACACCCCCGCAGGCCCGCCCATGACCTACCAGCACCCCCACGACACCGACGACGCCGGGAAAACTATTGCGGACCTGTGCGCCCCGATATCTGCCAAGCAAATGCCCCACAGCGCCTTGCGCACCCGCAACGGCGACGACAGCCAGGAGGTTGCCATAAGGGCGCAGCGCAACGTGCGACCGCAAGGCGTGGCCAAAGGCGGCGGCTGGCGCAACATCAAGATCAGGAAGGCCTAACATGGGAATTCATCCGAGCCTGTATGGGGCGGCTGGCGCAATGTGGCAGCAAAAACAGGATCTGGAAGCGCGTCAGATGCAAATGCGTCTTTCCCAGTATCAGGGCGGTATAAACAACACCGCAGCCTTTTGGGGGAATTCGCTATTGGCAAGCAGCCAGCATTGTTACAGGCCGCCAAACCCGCACCGCGAAAGGGTGAAGGTGGCGCAATGCCAAGGTTGTGGAGCGTGGGGCGATACAAGCTGCGTCTACTGCGGCAATCCAATCAAGAGGGCAGAATGAAATGACGACTTACCTACTCTACGCCAAGGCGGGCAGGGAAATGCAGGTAGCGGAAGATCTGCGACTTCTCGGCATTGATACTTGGTGCGGACGTGTTATCCACTGGGAGAGACGTGGCAAAAAGCGCCAAGCGGAGCCGCGCGAAGAGCCCGTGCTGCCCAACTACATCTTTGCAGAAATGGCCCCCTATGACTACCACCGCGCAATGGGGGTCAAGCACCTCCACCCAACAGCAACAGTTATTGGACACAAGGAATCACTGATCGTGCGAAAGTTCCAGAACGATGTGGACGCCGCCTATCAAGAGCAGGCCGCAATCCGCGCCAAGGCCGACACCCCACTGCCTGAG